ACCGTCTTTTAATATAACGAATTCATGAGTCATTAGTTTAGATCAATCCTTGCTGCTGTTACTTTAAAATTACCATCACATACTATTTCCATGTCACCTGTAACATGAATTTTTTCGTTACCTGTTACTGTTTTAAAACCATTCTTATGATGAGTTACAACATCGCCATTCGGATGCATTTCAATAAAGGTACCAGATTTATGATAAATGTGTATGCGCTCTGCATCTTCGGTATCATCAATTTCAATTACATGTCCCGATGGAGTTGCATGAACTGCGTTGTTTGGGTAGACCGCAGCATATGGTGAAGCTGGTTCTCCAGTGACACTATCTGGTGTTTTAGTAAGAGTGTTTGTACCGCGAGCGAGTTGACTTGTTGATCTTCCACCTGCCGAGTCATCTTCGAGTTTTGGCATGCTTCCGAGAACGAGTGGAAGCTGTGAGTTAGTTCCATCAAGGAACACTCCAAAGACTCGAGCATTAACTTGTATTCCCGTATTGATTCCAAGTCCATTTGTTCCTCCTTCAGATACCGGTATAATTGTCTGAGCCCACGGCAAGCCTTCGTCTGGAATATCAATTATATTTTCGGAATGGATGCCCATAATTCGTAGTCTTAATCGACCAAGCTGAAGTGGATCATTAATATCCACAACACGTCCGATAAACCAACGAGTCTCGTCACCATAGTAATCTTGATATCTTGTAGGAATCATCTCTTATAGTTACCTATCTTCACACATGTCAGTGATAGATCATATTGTTCTTTTTTAAACATATGTCTTGCTGCATATATTAAATAATCGCCAGACTTCTTTGCATCTATTTTTCTTTCTCCAGCTCCGAGTTCAGGATCTGATGATAAAAATTCAGCTCTTAAATTATTTCCTATCGTTGAGTGTTTATCGCCATCAATGAAGTCTACTCCATCAATAACCATTGTCAATGGATTTTTCTTTAATACGTTGTCCATAGCACGAGAAATAATTTCTAGCTTATACTCACTAGCTAGCTTTTCTTCACGATAAGAATTTTTGTATGATTCACCATCTTCAAGTTTATACGAACCAGATCCACCGACTTGTACTATTTTTCGATTTTGTAATTTATTAAACGACTTATTGTTTATTTTATATTCTTCCGAAAACGCAGGATTCGCTTGATTTTGTTGTAGCACACTGTCCGAAGCTAAAATATCATACAGATCTTTCTTTATGTCAAAATCAAAAGACTTCTGTTTATCATTAATTGTATCGATATACTCGTACTTTGAACCGATTAATCCTTTTCTAATAATCTTATACAGATTTTCTATATTATTTCCAAATGTATGAGATCTAATAATTCTTCTTTTTATATCCGGATCCGATGATTGCGCTGCCATCGATGAAACTTGATATGATATATCTGGATTAATTACATTTTCTTGTAACATAGTTCCAAGATCATTGAACAACAGCTTATCTTTTACTAGAGAAGAATAGATATAAAAAGGATATCCTCTTTTCGATGTAACTCTAGAAGTAATCCATTTTAAAGTTTCAATTGGATTCAAATTTGGAACTATAAGATTTAAATCTTGTTTAGCTATTGACGCTGAGAAAATTTGTTTGTTTAAAAACTCTTCGGATATATCTGTAATAATTTTAGAGACTTTTCCTTTATAAAATCGATTGACATTAATCAAATTGGAAATATAACCAATGTCTTCGATTAATTGCAAAGCCATTGTTTGTATATTGTCTCCAGTTTTTTCTGTACTTACAACATGTGTGATATAAAATGTTTTTGATATTGGTTTCGTGTCTTTTCTCATAGAGCGAATTTTTATCGATATTTTTTCAGCTCCAAGAAGATCTGCATTTTCAAAAAGATTCTCGTTATCGAGTAACAAGATTTTTGCAGTTAGATATGGTTTATCTAAATGCTCAAAAATATCTAAGTCAGTTGTCACTTCACGCAATTCTACATCAGCATTCAATCTCTCGGATTGTAACAGAATCGATTCAAAAATATAATCAGATACTTGAGAAGTTTCGTTTGTCCGTGGCATTAACTCGCAACAGCCTCTCTAAAAGAATCAACGATAGAATCAATAATATTTGCGCGGATAACTTTAATTGATTTTAATTCTTCGTTTTGAGCAACTAATCTTTCAGCCCAAGTAATTTCTGTCAATTGCGCACCCGGACCTACGGTTGGATCAATATCGACATAATTTCCACTCGCATCTTCATAGTGATGTGCTGCGTTATATTGAATCGAAGTACTTGTTACGACTATACTTCTTGTTATTCCATCTACAAGACTAACCGAAGTGCAAGTTTCACCATTTGTAAATGAACCGGTAGCATCTTTAAACCACAGCTGGCCGAGATCTAATTCTCGGTGAGTAATTTTTGCGGTTGTTCCAGATGATAAACCCTGTATTGTTTCTCCTACTTTACAGCGATCAGTTAGTGTAGATCGAGTAGTCATAATATTTCCATCGTAAATTTCTACAGCCCTCTCAAAAACTTTATTTTGCGATAATGGCCAACCCGAATCTCTTAATGATGTATTCATTAAGAAAAATGTCCAATGATAATTTGCAGTACCATACAACTTATAAGAAAGCTGATCGGGCCTCTCATTTGGCAAAATATAGTAATCTTCGTACATCGATGTTACATCTCTAACTTGATCTATAACATCAGAATATAGTGATATATTTTCGATCACTTCGGTAGTAGATTCATCTCCAAAAGTGTAGTTGATTCTCGGAAAATTTCTAAAATACGTCATGGTAGTGATACCTCTTCTGGTGAAGTACCGGCTGACCTATTTTGTGTCCTTTGTGTACCTTCTGACGGCGCATTCTCATAATGATAGAATGTATCGTTATCTTCGTTTACAACATCGTATCTGCTCAATGGCTTGTATTCGGTAAACGTTAAAGTTAAATCAACTTCGGTAGGAGATCCGTCAGTATGTAATACCGAACTAGTAGGATTGTAAGTAGTCGATACTGTTTTTAAATAGCTCAACTTAATTGGAGTACCAATATTCTTAAAGAATTCGTCTCCGCTTTTACTTAATAAGCGAATTTTAAACATGTTTGGATAATCATATGCTAATGATATCGATTTTCCGTATGGTATTTCAACTGGATACGCATGGAAACGAAAGAATTTAATAATATTCTTTACCATTACTGACTCTTCGTATGATCTTGGAATGAATTTAAAAACAAAGTTAAATTCACGAACAGCTACACCATTAAACATTGTACGAATATTTGGATTCATTGAAACGCGAGCTGCGATTCCGATTGCATTTCTTACTGCATCTGGAATCATTGGCATAGCTTGTGAACCACGAACCGCTGCGACTCGACTTACTGTTCCAGTACCAAAAAGATCAAAAACTGATTGTGCGCCTTCTTTAATCCCTTGCAATGCAGATGAAACAATATCTTGCCCTTGATTTAATCCTGCCATCACTCCAGCACCTAAAGCACCGAGTGAAGCTGACTGATAATCAAATCCGTCATTGACTTGAAACGCAACAGGCAAATACAGATCGCACTTTTCGCCAGTAACTTCGTCTGTTTTCATTTTTCTTGCGCCAGCGGATGCCGTTGGTAATCCTTGAGCAATTCCACCTTCATCTGAAGTGTTGCTTGTGTTAAATCTAACCGTAACTTCTGGTGGAATAATCCGAATAGCCTGAAAAGATATTTTTGAACTGTGCTGTTGACCAACATCGATCGGATATTTGTACGGACCATATGATGAACTTTTATCTGGACCAGCCATTTTTTTTCCTATAGATAATAAAGATAATTTAAACTATTTATAATCAAATTATGGCATATTCAGGAAGATATCAGGTACTCAATTCCAAGAAATACAAAGGTGATCATACTAATGTCATCTATCGATCGCTATGGGAGAGAGATGTGTTTAAGTGGTGTGACATGAATCCAAAAGTCAAAGGATGGTCTTCCGAAGAAATTGTAATACCGTATTTTTACGAGGCTGATAAACGTTATCACCGATACTATCCAGACCTTAAAATAATCCTTGAAGATAGAATTCTCCTTGTAGAGATCAAACCAAATAAAGAAACAACGCCTCCGACAGGACAAAAAAGAACTAAAAGATATATTAACGAAGCATTAACATATGTAAAAAATATCAATAAGTGGGAAGCCGCATCTTCATACTGTAAAGATCGTAAATGGGAGTTCCAAATCTGGACCGAAGAAACGCTTTATTCGATGGGAATTATGACTAAACCAATGAAGAAAGTGCCCGGAAAGCTAAAACCACTAAAACCCTATCGTAGAAAAGCTAAAAAATAATTATAAATAGACCTATGGCAGGTGAAAGTTTATTTAGACAACTCGAAATTGAAGCATTTCGTGCAGGTATTACTCCACGGACTCAGCAATCTATTGACTGGTTCCGGAAAAAAGCACGTGATATGTTCCGTGGAAGAGTTGTATCAAATCGGAAAGACATTTTAGAAGATGATCTTTTAACGCTGAAAAGAAGGCCTCAAACTAAAGGCCCAGTCGGCGGTATGTATATGTTCTTTTATGATCCAAAATATAAAAAAGAACTTCCATATTACGATGGCTTTCCTCTTATCATCATGATGGGCCCAGCTGCAGGTGGATTCTATGGACTTAATTTGCACTATCTTCCGCCAGCTGTACGAGCTCGAGTATTGGATTCTGTTTTAGGAACGGGTGGTAAGATTCCTCAAAGATTTGTTGCACCGGCTATGAAACGTTATTTGTTTAAACACGTAAGAAGTAGATTTGCCGAAGTCGATAAACCAGAATGGGAAATCGCAACATTTCTTCCGTCTGCAGATTGGAACAAAGCAAGTGCAAATACAGTTTACAGAGATTCTAGGAAGAAATTGAGAGCAAGATGACAGCATCACTAGATAAGCTTAAGAGCACAATTGTACAAAGAGGTGGATTAGCACGACCGAATAACTTTCTTGTTGAATTACCATCAATAGCTGGCATTTCATCGAGAGACATGAATATTTTATGCCGTAATGCTACTCTTCCGGGTAAACAAATATTAACTCATGATCGTAGAATAGGTATGGAATTTGAAAAAGTTGCATACGGTTACGCTGTTGATGATGTATCTTTATCATTTTTAATGACAAATGATTATTCTGCGAGAGAATACTTTGATGCTTGGAGATCAGTGATTCTTGGTGAAGATAGCCACACAGTTGCTTATAAAAATCAATACGAAAAAAGAGTTATAATCCACCAACTTGCAAATAGCATTCCATCTATTTTTGGTTCGGCATCAATCGCGGTAGGTCCAATTTCTGCCGGTTTCTCGGCCGGCATTGGATTACCATTCGGTGGAAATTTAAATATAACAACACCAGTATATTCTGTAGAATTAATTAACGCTTTCCCAACAACAATAGGACAAATTGATTTTAACAATGATCAAGACGGACTTATTGAAATGACTGTTCAGATGTCTTATACAAACTGGAAAAAAGTACCATCTGGACAAACACAAATTAGTATCCAATTATAGGAGTGAATTAAATTATGGCATTACCTAAACTAAATAATGCTCCCAAATATGAACTGACAATTCCATCGTCTCAGAAAAAAGTAATGTATCGACCGTTTTTAGTAAAAGAAGAAAAATCTTTGATGATTGCGGCAGAGAGTGGAGATCAACAAAATGTTTTAAGAACTTTGGTTGAAACAATTAAAGCATGCATTGAAGGCGATATATCGGTCAATAACCTAACATCATTTGACATTGAATATATGTTTTTGCAATTGAGATCAAAAAGCGTAGGTGAATCTGCTCAGGTCGGATTAAAGTGTAATAAATGTTCAGCCGCAAATGAGATCTCAATCAATCTCGATCAGATTGCAATTGATGTACCAAAAGTAAAAAAGAACGTTGAATTAACCGACACAATTTCGCTTGACCTCGATTGGCCAACATTCTATGATATCATCGATGCTGGTACACATAGTGGTGATGAACCAAACGCAGAACAAGCATTTTCATTGATTCGAAGTTGTTTAAAAGCAGTCAATACCGAAGACGAAAGAATTGTACTAAAGGAAACGTCAAAAGAAGAAATACAAGAGTTTATCGATTCGATGAGTACAGCTCAGTTTCAAAAGATTAGAGAATTTGTTGAAAAGATTCCTAAGCTTTCACATAATGTTAAATTTGATTGTACGAGTTGTGGGCATAAGAATGATATAACAATCGAAGGAGTGGCAAATTTTTTATCGTAGCTCTATCTCACGAGAGTCTTGAAGCTTATTACCAAACAAACTTCAATTTAATGACCCACTGGCATTGGGGACTGACTGAGATAGAGGAAATGATTCCATGGGAAAGAGAGATCTATATCTCTTTATTGATTAACCACTTAAAAGAAGAAAGAGCACGTCAAGAACAAAGGCAACACTAATGGCAAGTTTAGAAATCGTAGTAGAACAGTTAAAGAGTAATGGGCAAAAGAACACTGCACAGTTGACTTCGCTTAATTCATCTGTTCTGAATATGAATAATATGTTAGGAGATCTAACTAATGCTCTTATGATGCAAAGGCTCGACCTGCTCGAGATGATGCGTGAAAAGAAAGACACAGCTCCTCCTACAGCACCTACTGCAGCAGGCAATACAAAAGCCGGTACTGGTAATTTAGCATTATTGCTAGCAGGATTAGCTGCATTTGCTGGTGGTTTTATTGGTGGTATTCTCGACTCGATTAAGAAGATTGCCAATCTTTTAAAACTTGATGCTCTGTTTGATCTTATTAAAGGTGCAGTTGGTAGACTAATTACAAATGCTACTAACATCGTTAAACGTGTTATCGATCCGATTATCGATGTGTTTCGATTATTGAGATCAAAGACTGCAGCTGCAATCGAAGACTCGATTAAAATAATCGATGATATGATTCAGCCTATCAAAAATTTGTTTCAAGCTGGACCAGAATCAAGAATTGGTAAATTCTTTTCGGCAATAGTAAAACCGTTTATGTTTCCATTTGAGGGTGTCATCGATGATATCGTAAAACCATTCAAAGGAATTTTCCAAGCAACCGAAGGTCCTAGTGTTATGTCGAGAATCATCGGTGCAATCACTAAACCGTTTACTGCAGTGATGGAACTTGCGGGCAAAGCTGGAGATATGATTAAAAGCGCCTTTTCAATCTTTGATGAAGGCAGTAGATTTATGACTGTTCTTGGCGGAATCGGAAAAGTAATTGGTAGACTATTCTTTCCTCTTACTCTTATTATGACAGCATATGATACAGTGAAAGGTACTATTGCTGGATTCGAAAAAGAAGGTATTATTGGTGGTTTAAAAGGAGGTGTCGAAGGATTCTTTAATTCTATTATTGGTGCACCTCTTGACTTATTAAAAGATGCTGCAGCATGGGTAATAAAAAAGCTAGGGTTTGATGAGTCGGCCGAAGCTCTTCAGTCATTTAGCTTCAGTGATATTATTACAAATATTATTTATGCACCTATCGAGATCTTGAAGAGGGCAGTGAATGCACTGATCGAAGGTATTGCATCATTCCTTGATGACAGCATTATCCCTGGAAGTGGAAAGTTAGCACAGGGCCTCAGATCATTCAAGCTTGAAGAAGGTCAATTGAAGACCGATATGACAAAGAGCCAAGAATCTGCAAATCGTGC